TCACTCCCCACACGTCATCCTCGCGTAGGCGAGGATCCATGGGGGTTGGCGGTCATGCCGGTCACTTCGGCGCTGTCTGATCATCCGCTTTTCGCCTTCACGGTGTAGCGCCGCGCGATAATTGACGCACCGGTGCGCGATATTTCGCCGAGCCGCGCCATTGCCACAGGTGAAACGGAATTTCAAAAAAAGGCCGGACGGCTCCTCCTTGATATCCCAGCTGAATATGAGCACCTCTGAGGCGTTGCTGCCTTTTCCTCCGCCGACGGTGTACTTGATATCGGTTGCTTCGATGTGGAAGTCGGCGAAGCACCGGCGGATATCGGGGTGGTCGTTCAGGCTGATGATGGCCTTGCCCTTGAGCGCCTTCAGCATTGCGGCCATCTCCTCGTACTGCTCAAAGCCGAACGGCACACCGTACCCCTCGGTCTCCCAGTACGGCGGGTCGCAGTAGAAGAAGGTGTGCTCCCGGTCGTACTTGCGCATGCAGTCCTGCCAGCTCAGGTGCTCGATGTAGGTGTTGCTGAGTCGTAGGTGCGCGGCTGACAGGCTCTCCTCCAGCCGCAGCAAGTTCAGGCCCGGCGGGGTTGTGGTGGCGGTGCCGTAGCTCTGGCCATCGACGCGGCCGCCAAAGGCGCTCTGTTGTAGGTAGTAGAACCGTGCCGCCCGCTGGATATCCGTGAGGGTCTCGGGGTTGGTGTCCTGCAGCCACTTGAAGACCTGGCGGCTGCTGAGTGCCCACTTGAACTGCCTGACGAACTCTTCCAAATGCACCTGGACGACTCGGTACAAGTTGACCAGGTCACCGTTGACGTCATTCAGTACCTCAACGTCGGCCGGCACCGATCTGAGGAAGTACAGCGCGGCACCTCCGGCGAACGGTTCAACGTAGCAGCTGTGACGGGGAAACAGCGGAAAGATGCGATCAGCAAGACGCCGCTTGCCGCCGATCCAGGGGATGATGGGCTGTGCCATGTAAACCTCCAGTCGGCGCTCGGGGCGCTCGCCTTGAGGCTCATGGCCTTCTTTGGTTGAGTGTCCCGCAGCGGGGGCACTTGATCTCGATGATGGTGCCTTGGCCAACTTTGGCCAGCAGCCGTGAACAACGACCACAACGCAACTCTTTCAACATCTGCAAAGCCTTTTCAATTCTGATAGCCTTGCCCCGCACTCGCGAGTGTGGCGGGCCTTTGGCTGGCTTGCAGCTCTCTCTGCTAGTCGGCAGCCGATGTTGGTGCAGCAACACCAACGTCGGTTGCCCGTCCTTATTTACGGTGCCGGCACCACGCTATGCTCGAACTGCCAGCTATGCCGCTGCAACGAATCAAGGCCATCTCTGACGGCCCAGAGTTCAACTACAACTTGCCCCTCATACGTTGTGGATAGCGTGACTGAGTCGCTGGTAGTACCGGTTTGGCTGGCTAGAACCGCTTGCGTGTCAGCTCGCAGCAGGCGGGCGCTGTAGGTGGTGCCTGCTTCCGGCCCAATGGCGCCGAACTCAGTGTCAATCAACTGATCTGCCTGCATTAGCCTGTCCCGGTGCGCCCAGGCAAGCACAACGTCGCCGGTTACCTCTGACGGATATACAGCCCCATTAACCCTGAATTGGCCCGGTGGATACGGCCGACCTTGTCGAGCCTGAAGGGTCACAGGTAGTGTTCCGGCCAGTTCCGACGCCAGGCGCCCGCTTGAGGTGTTGGTCAGCAATCTGCCCTGAATGCTGGTACCAAGCGAGTAGGCCGTTTCATCAATTCCGGTCCAGTCTTCGTAGAACCAAATACGGGTGCCTGCGGCGTGATCGGCCGGGACGGTGTCTACGCAGCCGCGAGCAATCGTGACTACGCCTGTCGCGGCGTCGATCGCTTCAATGCGGACGATCTCTGCGCCTAGCAACGCCGCGGTACCGGCTTCTACATCATCGAGCCGTGCGGTGTTGTTCAGGGTGATCGACGTACCGACCTTGTCCAGGGCAGCGACAATCGTGCCGTTGGGGCACCAGTCTCCGATGCCCTGATCAATGAAATCTCCGCTTGCGCCTACGCGGGTGGTCAGACTGTAGTTGAGGGCCATCATTGATGGCGGGCTAGCCAGACTGCCCAGGTAGGCTGCGGACGGGTCGACCATCGCGAGGTTGGCCGGATCAATTCGGGCAACCAGATCTCGCCAGGTTGCTTCCATAAGCATGCTGGTCACGATCGGTTGCGGCGTACGGTCTGGCGGCTGCCAGCCTGCCGGCGGTACCGCAACAAACGAACTGCTAGGCAGCCCAAAGAGATCCTGCACTACGGTGATGGTCATGCGGCCATTGGTCAGCGTGCCGTCCTCAATCTTGCCCACGCGCACCACTACTTGCTCAATACCCCGCCGCAGGGAGCGAAAACGGAACGGGTCGCCGAGATTCAGGTCGCGGCCGCGCCGATCGAGCATGACCTTGAAGCGGCGCAGGCCACCGGTCTCGATGCGCATATCTCGTGCCAGCAATCGCCCCGCGATCTCCGCAGTAGGGGCGCCAAGGTAGTCAACCGTCTTGGGTGCCCGCTTGCCGCGAGCTGAGATCGCGGCATTGACACCGCGTACTGTCTTCTTTTCACCGTCGATGGCGTCGGTGTAATTCACGACTATCGCCGACGGCATGTCGTCGACTGAGGGGGCCTCGTTTTCGAGCACTTCGAGCAACCCACTGTCCTCGTCAAACAGCGGCAGCTCGGCGGGGACATAGTCATCGCGCAACAAGCGAATGCTGCACAGCCCGGTTGTGCGGTGGTTAAACACTTCGGCACCAGCGTGCGCTTCAACAACGTCGGTGAATGCCTTGAAGGTGTCCCCACGATGCCACTCGATGCACAACCCCAGCCCTTCGGCATAGCAGGTGTCCGCAGCTGCGCGCCAGGCAGCGTCATCCATAATGGAGCGGCTCCAGCCTCTGAACAGCTTGCTGGTGCGGATCTGATAGAGGATATGCACCGGGTTCATGGCCTTGATCGCGCCGTCGGCCAGCCAGATAAACTGCTTTTCCGGGTACCAGGGCGCCTCTTGTCCCCAGAGTCGATTGCCACCACGACGGAGAATGTGCCAAGCCTTCGGGTACGGGTTACCGGTGGTTACCAGGCCGCTGTAGAACGCAGACGTGAAGCCACGAAAGGCCGGCGCAACGCCCCCTAGCATGGCTGCCAGCTTCGGCAGAACGCCTTGAGTCTCCTCACCGAAGAGCACATCCAGCGTGCCTTGCAATCCACCTTCAGCCTCATCGCCCCCAAAGAGTTTGGGAGCATTGATATAGATTTGGCCGTTCTCAGTGATTGAGCCACGCCAAGCGCGCTTATCACTTGCGCGGATCTCCACCAGTTCATCGAGAGGCAATCCCAGCCCCATGTGAATGTCGAAGTAGTACCGAGTGACCTTAGGCTTCTTGCTACTGCTGCTGCCCATCTTGCACCTCCGCATGCTCTACCAGGTGCAGGGCCAGCGCATCGCCGGTGGCGCGCAGCACCTCGCTGTCGATACCTTCTCGCAGAAACCCAAGCCAATCGAGACCGTGCCGGGCAAAGAAGGCGCGGCTTTGGCTGTGGCAGTAGCCCTGGCGACCATTCCAAGTCGGTACGGAGTGCAGATGGTCAACGGTGATGAGCATCACTTTTTACCCCCGCCAACAGTGACACGTCGGGTGCGGTAGTTGCCAACGGTCAGGCACATCCAGCTCTTGCTCCAGCACTGGCCAAAAACGGCGGTCTTGGGCTCGCCTTCCTCAAACAACGGGAAGTCGAAATCTGCAAACGCTGCCGGCTTTTGCTGGGGCGGTTTAGGCGCAAGCACAGAAGAAAGGATGTACGACGCGACGAGTATTGCGATCAGTTCCACGGGACGTCTCCAGTTACCAGACGGCGTTGCCGTCAAATGGGCTACGGCGTTCCAAATCGGGAATGCCTCGAAACCTGACGCCATTGGCATACTTGCCAGTACAGGTGCCAAATAGAAAATCACAGCCGGGGATGACCCGCAGCGCGGCTGCGGAGGAGATGCCAGTCGTCCCCCCGAGCAAACGAAGTTCGGTACCAACATGACGGTCGATGTGGCGGCGTTCGTATTCACCTTCGCCAATGGCCCACTCGACCCAGCCGGCCATGAACCAGCCATCTGGATAGCTAGCAGCAGCCGCGCACTGCAGAGCGCTGCCGTCCATGGATTGAATAGACATCGAAACCCGGAACGGCGTCAGATCTACGCCGCAGCGCTCGTCACCAAGTGTTGCGGTGCAAAACTGGGAGTACGCATCGTCGAGGCCGGGCTGCCCCATCTCTGCATCGCGGCTAACGCATGTAATGCGGCACCGATCCAGCGCGGGCCAGCTAACTCCCTGAATACGACCAGCCCAGCTCAGGCGGGCCTCGTCGTCACCGAAGTGCATGTCGAATACAGTCAGTTCAATCTGGTCGCTCGGGCAGCCGTTACGCCATGGCTGAGCGACATCAATCGCAGCAGGTGCGGTCAACGTTAACTTGTCTGCACCCGGATCTCCGGTGAGCTTAACGCCAGCATCAGTCACGCCACCTTTGAGCGCGCGATAAATCTCTGAGCCTGCGGTGACGTCCCGGTCTGCGCTGCAGTAGAGCCACCGCATCACGCCCCGACTGAAGCGGTACAAGCGCACCGGCATACCTTGATCCAGCGATAGCTCTCGACTGTTAAAGGTCATCGTCACGGACTCCTATGAATGTCAGCTGCGCGGCTGCAACACCCTCGCTATCGCTCATGTGGTCCAGCGTCACTCGGTCAGCGTTACCCCTGGACAGCACTAGCCAGCAAACTCGAACGATGTCAGCTGGCGCCACTGAAATGCCCAGCACCGAGTCAATGGCCAGACGCTCGATATCCACGCCGATCTCGCTGGCACCGGTTATATGCCGGTACAGCACTTGGCCCGATTTCAGCTCGATGCGAATATCCCGGCGCCCAACACGTTGTTGGCCAAAGCGGGTGTATCCAACATTGAGTACATCAATAGTGAGCGAGGTCTCCGCTATCGGTGCAACGATGGTCAGGTCATTGGCGTGGGTTGGTACCCAGATAACTCGCTGACGGCCGCGCAGGTAGTACAGCAGGGAGCGTAGCCATGCGCGCGCCTCACGCCCCAAGTCGACCCAGCGCCAGTCGGTGACTGGCAGCGCACGCCCGGCCACGTCGGTAACCAACGGGAGCCCGGTACGGCTGTCCAGCGTCAAGAGCAGGCGCTCAAACTGATGCGTCAGATCTTCGGTTTCATCCGGCCGCAACTCCAGCACCGGCCAACCCCGGTAGTCTGGCAGCACGGCAACGTTCAGTTCTGGCCAGTCACACGCTTCCATGAGCTGAAACTTAACGTCAGCCTCCATCACCTGGTCAGTCAGACGCACCAGATCCGGTTGCTGGACCAGTTGAGCAGTGCGTGCTGGATATAGCCGCGTTCCGACCGGCCAGCCTTGCTGGGTAGGACGCTTCAGGCTGAGCCCATCGGTGTCCACGGAATCAATCTCTACCACCTCAGATTGAAACGCCGTTTCAGCGCGCAACATAGCCAGGCCGCCCGCGCGGAAGTCCAGAAACTGGGTAGTACAGGGGATACTCAAAGCGCCAGAGGGGATAGCAGCGTTTAGCCGCTGGATATCTGGCCAGATAGGCAGCGACCAGATCCTAGCCCCCCAACCGAACAGGCTCAGGTCCATCAGCTGTCGCTCGCGGCCTTCAATATACATAGGTGCACTCAGCTGACGGCGCGGCGCAGTGCGCAGCGCCCGGCGCTGTTCGGCCTGGCTTTCCGACGCGAGCACGTCCGTCAGCCATTCCAGTTGCTCCTGCACCCCCTGACCCCAATCAGGTGCAAACGCCCAGGCAATGAGGCGGTTGGCGGTGATACGCAGGCCGGGCTGCTCTCCGTTGGCAAATACCCAGCTGAGCAGCGTGTCGAGCACTGGCTGGCCATCTGGGGTGACTGATACCTGGTATTCGAGTTCCTGCAGGGCGGTAAACAGCAGCGGCGGCACCGGCTGCCCAGTGACGTTTAGCCCCTCATCCAGCCCCGCGATCTCGGTAAGCGACTGCGGCACGAGATGCGCATTCCAGATATAGACCGGAGTCGTCTGCATGGACACGACGTTACCTAGATCCAGCTGGCGAGTGCTGATATGGATACGATGGTAGTAGTCGTCAACAAAGCCACCTTGGCGTTGACCTGCAACTGCACGGCCATTGGCTTCAACGGGAAAATGGCTTCCCGTTGGGACGTGCGCCAATCGTTGCGCCTCACTTACATAAGGCGATGGCTCGAACTGGTCCACCCACGCGAAGTGCCAATGATCTCGCGTAAGGTGCGGATTATCGTCCAGCCCGCCGGAACTGGCTTGAACGTGTTGCGCGGTTAAGGCCATCACCACTATGGTCCCTCGTAGCGAATGGCCCAGCCGAATGTGCCGGTGTGATTGATTCTAGAGCCACCATCGCGGAATGCCGTGTTTTTCCTGTACCACGGGAACACTTTCCAACGGTCTGAGCCGATCGTGATGATCTCCCCAGGGGCATAGTTGTCTACGCGGGTGTATCGAGCATTCTCTAAATCTGCAGTCAGACTAATCTTGTTATTTTGTCGACGCTTGCATGCCCTTATCGGCAGTAGCACAGCCTCGCTGTTCCATGCATTTGGTAAGAGCCCGATCAGAGGTACGGATGCGGTAATGCCGATCGGGTTCTCGTTAATGGCCTGGCCCGACCACCACCCCTGGCCATCAAGGTCTGAATGGACGCGAGACTCTTCCGGCGCATACAACGTGGTCCAGAATAGTGCTGGACAAAAATGTCCATACCCCGCTGACGCTCCGGAATCGACCCTAATGTTGATCCCTCCGCCGTAGCCACTTCGCTCAAGCGGAGCGCTTGCCCCTACCCACATCCCGGTACCTGGCAACCCCTGCACGGTCGATTTCCCGAATGCGCACCATTGATAGCAGTCCACTGCGTAATTAATGACGCAAAACACCTCCTGCGCGAACACAAATAGTTCGTAGGCTACTGGATAAACCAACGCCGGCAGCGGCTGCGTTGTATCCCCGGTAAAAGGCCCCATCTGCACCACATGACTCATGTCGCCAGCTGTCGCACTAGTGCGCCCCAGCAGACGCAGGAACCCGCTAACAACCTGGACCCGAAGGTGCAGCCCGAGAGTGGCATGGCTGAGAACTTCGCTGCCGCCATCCCAGGACCAGCCCTCGGTCACGCACGCCGCCACTAACGCGCTGCGTACTGCTGCCATATCCACTGCTGAACCGCTGTAGTAGGCCATTAGTTATCCAACCTCATTGCGTAGTAATCGGTAAACCCGGTGCGCGCCACGTCTTGGATTACCACATAGTCCTCACCGCCAATCGTTAGCGTGTTCTCGACAGCATTGTTAAACCCGCTGATATAGAAGATGCCGTCCAGCGCGCCCCACAGGTTGGCGCTGTTGTCATGCAGCTCAACTGGAAGGAGGTGATAGACGCCGCCAGTGTCACGCAGCTGCGACGCGGACGAGCCCGATGCGCCTGCGATCGCTAGGTTGCCCCAGGGGTAACAATGCGGGTTCATCCAGCCGTCATTTGTCCGCAAACCCAGGCGTGCGGAGTAGCCCTTATAGCCGATAGAGTGACCTGCACCGGTATCGCTGAACCGGGTGGCAGCAGCGCCGGATAACATGCCACTGCACACCATCGGGTACGGGTACTGGCTTGGCCGCGCATATGGCAGGCATTTCCCCACATAACAACTTTCGTAAACAGGAGTGCCGACCTTCATCGCCAGTGCGATGCGCTGCGAATTCAGAGTCAGCCAGTAGTCGATACGATTGTTGTGCGCCGGCACGCCAGAAAGCATGGCGCCTGGCTGGTTATCAAACGGGTTGCCGGGTACATACCCAGTAAACGCAGCAGCTACCAGGTTGTAGTAATCCGCAGGCTCGGACTGATACGTGCGAAAGCCCACGAAGATCTCTTCTTCACCGCTGTAGCCCAACCCCTTCAGAATCAGCTCCCGGTTTGCCGCTTCAGTGTCATACCGCAGCACCTCCCACGCAGCGCCCGCTGCCGCCGCTGCACCCTGGGTGACAGGTATCGTGAACGCGTCGGAGACAGCAAAGTCAGTGGCGCCGTCCACCAGCGTGAACGCGATCAGACCGTTGTCGTAGGGTACGCCCACTACCGCGTCGGCCTTCGCGCCCGAGACTGACCCAACGACGGAGAACGTGCCGCTGTCAGCCGCTGCCGCGGAACAGGTAAGGGTCCAGGTCTCTGTTACCGCACTAGGCGACGCCTCAACGCTATCGAGCGTACCGTCGCCGGTACCTGCAAAGCCGATAACACCTACGTCGCCGAAGCCACCCGCGAAGTGACGGATCTGCGCAAGCATGTTGTAGTGGGCCAACTGCCCGTTGGCATTGTCTACGAACCCAATTTTGTGTGGCATTTAAATCTCCAGTAGCTGGCGGATGGTGGCCTTGTCTTCCTGCAGGACGCTGAAGAACCGCTCCCGCCCCTGACGATTCCATGCGCCGTTGACGATGAATTGCTCTGGCACGCCGACAAACACATCCACATTGTTCTGCAAGCGCGAGCCCTCGCTGCGGCCAGGCTCTGCGAGCTGACCGGAATTGATAACAGGAGACGGCATAGCGGGTGCCGGCACCCCGGCTAAGCCGCCTGTTGAGTGGCGAGCTGCCCCAGACCAGTCGGCAAGGGCCGACATGCCGCGGGCGTTAAAGTCCTGCAGGAATGGCAGCGCGCCCGGTTGTGTGACCACCGCAGCGCGGGTGACAAACTCCTGGTCTGACAGCAGGGTCGGGATGCTGTCCGAGGTGGTAGTGCCGGGGCCGCGAACTTGCCCGCCGTCAGCGAACGCCTGAAACGCCATGGCGGCGACAACAGCAGCCAGGCCGATCGCGGCCGCGCTGCCGAAGCTACCGATCGACGCGGCGATCGCTGCCGGCGTCCAAGCGGTTGCAGTGGTTGCTGCAGCGCCGGCTTGGCCAGCGGCGGCGGTGTTGGCGGCAAGCACCGATGAGGTGGCACGGGTGGTATCGGCTGCCTGTTGAGCAAGCGTCACGGTCTGGATGGCCGCGACCTCAGCGGCCGCCTTCTGGCCTGCAGCAGCGGTTGCTGCCTGAACCCCCTGCTGGAATAGGCTCATGATGCCGCTGGTTGCCATCTCGGCAAGCTGCTCACTCGCCATGCGGGCCATTGACTCGGCGATGCCGAGTACCAGGCTATCGAGGGCGTCGCGTAGGCTGATGGTACCGTCGGCCAGCCCGAGGATTGCCTCTTCAAGGCCACTCTGCAGGCCATCACGCAGCGCCAGCGACAGCTCGTTGCTGACGACCTGCATGGTCTCCAGTTCGGCGCGGATGCGCTCGATGTTCTCCAGCGCGGCGGGATCACCAATCGTGCCCGCCAGCTCTTCCATCAGCGGCAACAGCGCCTCGATCTGCGCGGCCGTCTCCTGATGAACGTCGACGATCTGGCGGCGTGCTTCCAGCTCGCCCATCAGGCCGGCTTGGGTCTGTGCCTGGATGGACTGCTCGCGGCGCGATTGTTCGGCGAAGATCTGGGCGATCTGGCGCTCCAGCTCCTGCAGCTGAGCCTGCGCCGACTCAACACCGATCAGCTTGTCGACCAGGGTGGCGGAGTCAGTTTCGCCACGCGCCAGCAGGCGGTCACGCAGGGCGCCGTACTTGCGCTCGATCTCGGCCTCGGTCGCTTCGACGGCGTTGCCGGTGGCTTTCAGGTAGTCGAGCTGCAGCTGGGTCAGCAGTTGGGTGTCGCGCTTGGCTTGTTCGTCGGATGCCTTCTGCCGCTCGGCAGCATCCAGCGCCTCCCACGCGGCCTCGGCCCGCTCGCGCATGGCGCCGGTCAGGTTGCGTTGTTCCAGCTCGTACTCACGGGTCGCGGCTTTGCCTTGGCCGAAGGTCGCGGCCTCCTTCTCCAGCTGCTCGACCCAGCGGCGGTTCTGCTCGGCCAGACGCTCGGCGTCAGATGTGCCCGAGCGGCCGTTGGATTGAAAGCGTTTTTCAATGGCGGCAATGTCGCGGGCGATTTGGTCAGGTGCGATAAGGCTGCTGTTTGGGTCAGCCGCGCGAATCCGTTCGACGTTGGCCCGGTATTCGGCAATGGCTTTCTCGCGCTGCTCAACGCGGGTGAGTGATTGCTCGCGAAGGTTCGCGATGTATTCCTGGGCGTCGATGGCCTCGTTGTTCAGGCGGCGCTCTTCGCCCTCGCGTTTAGCCCGCGCGTCACGCTCCTGGATATCCAGTCGCAGTTGCTCGCGCTGGGCCTCCAGCTCGTCGTCGCGGCCAGTGCGAACACGAAATGCCATCGGGTTGGGGGTGGCATTGCGGGCGCGCTGCTCGATCTCGCGCTCGACCTTGGCCAACTGTTGCTCAAGCGTGGCTTCGCGACCAATGCCTAGCATCGCGTCCCAGGACTCCGCGGCGATCGACTTGATGCCGCGCCATGCTTTTTCAATCAGGCCGAGGTTCTCCACCACCTGGCCAGCACGGCTTTGCATGGTGTTGGAGTAGGTATCCATCGCCAGGCGCACGGCGCCGATCTCGTCGCCCTGGTCCTTGAGGGAGCGGATCTGCTGCATGACGGACGCGGTTAGGAAGCCGTACTGCTCATTCAGCTTGATGATGCCCTGCACCGGATCGCGCGCCAGGCTCTCGTATTCTTCGACCGTCTCCTCGACCGCCTTGCCCAGCGCTATCTGCAACTGGATGGCTGTCTGCGCTACCTGCTCCAGCTGATCACCTGCCAGCTTGCCTGATCGAGCGGCAGTAGCCAGCGCAGCAGCGGCCTGACGTTGGGTACCAGCAATGCCGTCGATACGTTCAGCCATAGCAGCCAGCTGATCAGAGCTGGTGCCCGCTGCATTGCCGGTCAGGATCAGTGCTTCTTTATAGCGGCGCGCTTCCGCGGCGCCTTGCTCATGCGCAACAACCAGGGCAACGGCTGCAGCGACGGCCGCGCCGATCGCCAGCGTCATCGGATTGATTGCAGACACCACCGCGCGGGCGGCGGGACCAATGCCGCCGAAGCTGTCCTTGATCTGGCCACCTTGCTGGATGGCAACCATCCAAATCGGCATGCCCGTTGCCAAGCTGGTGGTGACGTCGGTGAGCTGCATGGGCAGCTGGCGCATAGCCTGCTGGTACTGGCGGGTTGTCAGTGCCGCGCGGCCGGTCATGTCTGAGGATGCCGCCAAGCGATTACGGTTTTCGGCCAGCTTGGCGTTGTAGACGGACCAGGTCTCGGTGTCGATTCGCCCGGCACGGTGCGCATCAGCCAGCTGGCGCTCCATGGCATCGAGTTTGTCCAGCTCGCGGACAACCGGATCAATCCGGCCCAGCAAGTCGGTCAGCTCCTGCGCTTGCTGGTCGGCTGCGGTGGCGGCCGTGCGGGTTGAGGTGGCGACCTTGTCCTGGGCTGAAGCCGTCGATGTGGTTGCACGTTCCGTCTGGTGGTAAGCATTCATGGCGGCCGTCTGGGCTGCGGCTACCTTGGCTGATGCCGCGTCAGCCCGGTCCAAGGCGGTAGCCATTTGCACAGCGCTTTGCGCTGCCTGCTCATGAGCATTCGCTTGCGCCAGGCTGGCGTCCACCATCATGCGAATCCGCAGTGCTTGCTGCTCGGCGGATTCACCCACCTTGGCGATATCTGAAGCAGCGGCTTCGGCGGACTCACCCACCTTGGCTATATCAATTGCGGCTGTGTCCGCGACGGAACCAGCATCACTCAGGGCGCTACCTAGTTCATCCCCAAGGATTTTTACACGGGGGGCCACTCGATCAGCAGACTCACCCACCTTCGATAGGTCTGTTGCTGCCGATTCGGCAGCATTTCCGGTGTTCGCTAGCTCCTGCGAAAACTCCTGCAGCTCGGCCTTGCCCTGGTCAAGGTCGGCTTTGATTCGGAGGGCTAGTTCGAGGTCTTTGTTCGACATGGGCGCGTGGGTCTGGGTAAGTTCAGTCCCATGGTCGCGCGCGCGCGAGGTGATGTATTTTTGCCGGCGCAAAAAGAAAGCGGCCGAAGCCGCTTATGCCTGTCCTTTGGTTCCGAACGGCTGCGTCCCGCAGCCTCCCTGGAGCCCTGATCAGATCTTGATGGTGTCCAGGTGCTCCTTCGCAGCCTTGCCACCGATGAAAGCCGCGTTTACATCACTCACCAGCTGGCGGCGCTTGCTACGGTCTCGGGCCAGAGCCCTGTCCAGATACAGATTCACTTGGCGGCGGGTGTATCGCCCAATGTCGCCTGGTCGGTGGCCGTGCTCGATGAGGACGGCGTAGGCATCGCCCCAGCGTCCACCGCCGCCTTGACCATGTTGGCCTTGATGCGGTCGAACACCCTCCGCAAGAAAAAAGGGGCGTTTACGATCCACCACAGGTACATCAGGTTCATGCCGTTACGGTCATCCAGGCTGCGAACCCACTCGACCTCAACATCGGCTGCAATGGCGATCAATTGCTCCACCTGGTCCGCGTGCGCCGCGAGCAGCGCCACGATCTCTTCCAGCGGCGGCGAGCGCTCGATGGTCACCGCCTGGCTGATGTCATCAACAATGCCTTTGTACAGGGGGGCCAACTTCAGCCCCTCAATAAACCCGTACTCGCGCATGGTGATGGCCCGGCCAGCGATAGTTGCCGTGCGATCCGGGTGGAGCACTTCCAGATCATCTGCACCCACCTCGGCGGGTGCCGAGGCAGGTGCGACGATATCGGCCTGCTTTTTACGCGCCATGGTCAGTAGTCCACGGTGACAACTTGAGCAAACTGCCCAAGCTCACCGTCAGCAGGCTTGCTGGTGTCCCTCAGCGGTTTGAAGCTGACCGGAGACTGCGCAAGTTGCTGACCGTTGTTGATCAGCTCCAGGTTCTGCAGCAGACCAGGACTCACCTTGTAGAACTCGACGTACTGCTTCTTGTTGCCCTCGGCCAAGTTGATGCCCTTGTAACGCAGGGCGATTTCCGCTTTCTGCCCATTCAACAGGGCAACACGTTTGTACGCAGTATGGCTGTACGAAACCTTCAGCGGCATGGTCGGCGCGGGGTCCGGCAGCGAGTTAAAGGTCAGCTCGTTGTAGCCGTCGTACTCGTAATGAGACGGGTCAATGGTCGCCGGGGTACCGGTGCTGTCGATCACCACGATGTTGGAAAGACCAAAGTCATCAAGCACCAGCACGTCACCTGCGGCCACAGTGCCAAGGGGTTCTTCCGAAACCGTGCCGGCCGCCTTCTCGGTGTTAGTGCCACGGGTGAATTGCGCAACGTTCTCGGCCGACAGGGACTGCAGCGTGATAGAACCGTTACACGTGACGCCAGTGACGATTTCCCGCACCTCGCTCTTTTCACCACTGTAGGACTCATTGTGCGAGAACTTTGCCTCTTCAATAGCAAGAGTCATCGCACTCACGTCGCCCAGCCAACGCCAGGCACCGATCACACCATCTACGATTGGCGCGATCTCAACTTTACCCTGGCCGTATTGATAGACTTCCTGGCTCATTTCTCACCCCCAGTCTTGGGTTTGTCTTCAACTGCAGGCGCAGCGGCTTCGATCAGGCCGAGGCCCAGCAACCAGTCACGGGTTGGTTCCGTGACGTCGATTTTGGCGCCGGCCTTGTAATCCTTACCGGCATGCTTGTGAGCCTTCAGCAGGGTCACCTTGATTGTCTTGCTCATGTATTTCCCCTGAGAACGTGGGTTGTGGTGAAAACATCAATCCAGAGCACCCGGCTGGCGTCGCTGTCCAGTGCGTCGCCCTGCAGCCACACGATGGGGCTCCAGCCTTCGGGCATCCATCCGTTCAGCGCCTGGCGAACTGCGCCAACGATGCTGCTGATATCGTCCAGTGCGGCCTTGCCGGACTGATCGCGGTAATTCTGCGCAACGACTACTACCCCGAAGGTCGCCTGGGCCGGTGTGGCCTTGCGCGGCTGCGGGGTGCCAGCAGCCGGGTTGCGCTCTGAGGCCAGCACCACATACGCAGTGCCTGGCCGGAAGCTGCTCAGATCCTTGATCTGGCTGTACTCAACCACGCCAGCAACGGTATCCAGTGCCGGCACAGCGGCCTTCAGGCGCGCTTCGATGATTGAGGTATCCAGCGGATTCATCGGAACGCCTTCAGCTCGTTGCGGCTGAACACACTCGGCGACGCATCAAAGCGCACATCAACCGCGCTCGGGCTGGCCTGCACCGGATCATTGCCGCCCAGGCTGAACTTGCCGTCTGCGGTCAGCTGTAGCAGCTTCATCGCGTCGCGGTAGTCCCGCACGATCGGGTCGGTGCCTTCGTTGCTTACCCGGTGTTGGTGCAGGTTGTACCGGGTGATGGCCCGGCACCACACGGTCACCATGTCCGGCACCGGATCGAGTGGCAGGTACCCACGCTTGGCCAGGAATCCGTCAATCACCGCTGCAGCGTCTTTCACCGCATCATCAATGCGGGCAAGGGCCTCATCGGCTCGGGCGTTTTCGTCAGCCGTCCAGCTGCTGCGGTCGGCGCCGGTCAGGGCGGCTTCCATCAGCTCTGGCGGGGTCGCGCGCATGTGCGCCGGAGTAGCCGCCTCGGCCAACTCCTTTGCACCTGGCCGCTCGGCCAGCTGGGCGTGGGTGATGTAGCTCACTCGGCGTCATCCTCGGTGGTGACGCTGGTGCGCTCGACCACCAGATTGGGGTCAGACTCCAGCGTCTCGATCTGCTCATCCGTCAGGGCATCCAGCGCGATGCCGAAACCCTCACGGGTAAAGCGGAAGCCGCAGCGGCGGAATGACTCCGGTACCGACCGAATCCACAGCACTTCAACGGCAGCACCATCCTTGGCGGCCTCCGCGCTGGGCATCTCCTGTGCTGCCGGAGCAGCGGTAGCGGCCGAGGCCGCGTTCTCGGTGGGTTGTTCGGTCGCCTGGTCAGCTGCAGGCGCGCTCGGCGCCGGCTCCTGAGCCTTGTTGCTGGTAGCTGTTTTCTTGGCAGCCATGGTGCCCCCTTACGCCAGCCACGGGGTGACGAGCACGTCGACCACGTCGCGGTTGATGTTGGTTGCGCCGGCGGCGTTGCGTTCGGCCTTGACGACCTCAAGCGCGGCTTCGCGCAGCGTCGGCGGCACCACGAGCAGCTTCGGACGAATACCCAGCGGGCGTTCGTTGTCGCCCTTCAGGCCCTGCATCGCTGCATAAGCGGCGCTGAAGTTGGTGGCATCCAGCGTCTGCTTGCTGGCATAGGCCAGCTGCCAAAGGCCAAAGCCGACGTTGAGACGAGCATCCACGCCGTACACAAATTCCTTGCGTGTGAACACGTTCTCGTCAGTTTCCTGGTTCTTGGCCACGAAGTTGTACGGCTTGCGCTTCTGCAGCAGGATCGGCCGGATCATGCGCGTGGTATCCAGCAGGAACCACGGCGTGCCAGAACCGCCCTGGAAGTTACTGACCGACTGCTCGTCACCGGCCTTGTTCAGCACCGGGTGGTCGGTATCAAAGAAGTTTTGGCCGTCGTAGCACTTCTGGTTGAAACCGTCTTTCAGCAGCGCATACACCAGCTCGGCCGGGTGCTCCTTCGCGTCTTGGCCCAGTTGAGCCATCAGCGGGGTGTACACGCCGTACTGGTCGTCCTCGATCGCTTCACGCGGAACACCGACGGTGTTCTCGAAGGTGCGGTTCTTGATCGAATAGCCGTGCTGCTTCAGGTTCTGGATGACGCGGTCCCCAATCCACTCACGGAAGCCGGTAGTCTGACCCAGCCAGCCGTATTCCTCGGTGGAGGTGGTCGAGTTCACTTCGAGCACGATCTGGTCATAGTCGACCAGCGCATCAGCGAATGCCTGTGCAAACGCGGCCTTGAACGCGACATTCAGGGTTTTCAGGTTGCCACTGTTGATGATCATCTGGGTCTTGCTCCTTAAATCTCGACCCAGACGCCGCTGTCATCCACATCGCGGATAACGCCAGCAACTGAGCGGGTGGAAGTGCCGTTGGTTTTGGCCACGGTTTCGTCGTCGACGATGTACGCGCTGTTGCCGATGTCAGCGCGGGTGATTTCATCCGTGCTGGCACTGTTGGCAAACGGGAACACCCCGCGGCGGGTTTCAACGCGCAGATCACCTGCAGCGCCGTCGCGGTTGTCGACCTGCTCCTGGGCAACGCCCCGAGCGGTCAGCGTGGTTGCGGTTGATCCCGGCACGGCGTTGCCCGATGCATCCAGGCACACAATGGAGCCGGCAAAGATGCGGGTGGCTGCAGCGACCGGGTCGCTGTACAGCACGCCATCACGGCGCTTGGTGTTGCGGTCAGCAGTGAGTGCCATGGGTTAAGCCTCCTTCTGGGCTTTGAATTGCTCGGCGCTGATGCCGGTCGCCGCGCATACCGCCAGCTCGGCCTCGGTCAGTCCGGTTTCGTTGTCGACCACCGGCGCCTTGCCTTTGGTCTGAGTGCTGGTGAGCGCCGCGATCGGCGTGACCGAATCCAGATACGAGGTCAGCGCGGCGACGTTCGACTTGCCCAGCTCACGTGCCCAAGGCTCCAGCGCTTTGGCCAGGCGACCATCCTCCAGAGCTGCATCAATCAGTTGGGTGACTTCCTTGTCGTCACGCTCCTGCAGGCGGGCAGTCAGTGCAGCCAGTTGCGTCTGCATTGCTGCGACCTGGTCAACCGGCACGAACTTGGCCGGATCAACAGAGGCGACCTTGGTTTGCAGCGCGGTGCAGGCGGCGATTACGGCGCCCTGGTCGGCTTTTTCATCCAGCGCAAGGGCTTTGCGCACACTGGTCAGTGGGTCTTCAGCCAGGCGCGCGGTCAGCGCGGTGATGGCTGCTTGTTCGGTTGTGGTTTCGGGCAAGCCGAGCGCGGCGAGCAGCGCTTTGAGCAGTTCATTCACGGAGTCATCCTCGGGTTGGTGAAACCCGAACGTGGCCGCGGCCAGCAGGGTCATTTCCTGCAGGCCGTGGATCGCCGGGTTGTTGGTAATGGCACCCATGTGCAGCTCGACAACTTCGCCGGTGGTGCCGTTGTACTCAAACACCGGGCTGAAGAAGCGGTATTCCTTCTTCTTGCGGTGCTCCAGTGCGGGGTCGGTTAACTCAGCGATGGCAAACAAGCCGACGCCTTCCTCCCATTCCAGGGATTGGAACCAGCCAGCGGCCGGAGCCGGCTGGCCGTTCTTTTCCTTGTTCAGGGTCTGGTGTTCGTAATCGAGCACCAGCGGCTGGACGCGAGCGTTAAAGCGTTCAATCACCCGCTGCGCGATGCTGGCGTCGATGTACCAGCCCGGCACGTCGATCTGGCGACCGTCAGCCGGGCGAAAGAATCCGGCCGGCGTCACCTGAATGCGGACCAGGTTGCCGTTGGCGGCCTCCGGCATCTGAAACGAGCACGGGGCAATGGCGAAGTGGGAGAGATGTCTTTTCATGGGGCCATGATTGGCCCTGCGGGAGCGTTTGTATTTTTGCGGGCGCAAAAATCAGCAGGCGGGGAATTTCAGTCTGCAGATGCAGGTGAGAGCACAACCGAGGCAAAGGAGTGGCGCTAAACGCGTTTATAAACGCTAAATCAGCGTGAAACGGGGTTTGGTGCGAGCATCCGTAGCCGGTAAACGCCCTCAGGGGCTTCTGCGGGCGTTTTAGGGGCTTGTGCCAAAACCGGCCTTGCGGATGTAGTCGAGGGCGATATTGGTCAGTTCTTCGCTATCAGTGTCACTGGTACCCAGCCATGTCCGGGCCGGGATCTGGATCGAGTAGTTGCCAATGGTCACCCACTGGGCAAAGTTGCTTTTGCGCTTCGGCACGAAGCGGTTACCGATCGCGCCGCTGCGTTCCTGTTTGAAGTATGCCTGCTGGCTGCGGGCAGCAACATCGATGGTGCCGCCGAAGTGGTGAATGGCTGCATAGACCCGGTTACTCCCAAACAGCAGATCCGCGCCGTTCACCTGGTAGACCAAGGTGTTCTTCAGGTAGCCATCGGCCTGCAGGATCTTGTCTCTGTTTTTCTTCTTGCGGCGCTGGTAGGCCGGGCTCAGCGCCTGCCAAGGCTTGCCGTCTGGTGAGGTCTGGCTGGCGAAGCGCTGATCGTGGGCAATCAGCAGGTACTCGCCCATGCTGCGCAGCAGTGGCGACGGGTCGCCCAGCGCCTGCGCGGCCTGATTGATGATCGCCAGCGCCTGGCTGTTGTCGAATTCGAGTGTGGCACCTGCCATGGGTTGATCCTATACTGTGGCCAAGCTGCTGCGTGGGGTTCCCGGCTATTGAACATCCAAGCGTGGCAGTGCCAGGGGTGCCGGCCCCTGGCTCATTCTTCCCGCCTGTATAACCGCACGCCCACCCGCATATCGTTGATGTCTTGCTCTGGTTGAAACGTCGTTACGCCAGACCAACCGTCTACGCCCAGCTCAAACACGGCCAGCATTGGCGTCGACTCACCCTCTACCAGGTACTGCGCAACATAGCGGCGCCGAACCACGGCCTTTTTCTGCCCGTGATGCCATTCCACTCGTGCCCAGATCTCATCTGGCAGCCGCAGGGCCGCGGCCAGCAGTGCCATGAAGGGGCCGCGTTCATTTTTCATCGACTTGAGTGCGCCCTTGGTGTTGGTGAACAGCTCGCTGCCAATCACCAGGCGCTCACCCAGCACATCCCGGAAGACAACCGGGGTATCCATATCAGCACCGAACGCCTGCAGGAATGCCTCGGCGTAATCTTGCGCCGGCAGGTTGGGTGGCAGCAGGCCCGCTGGCGCCGGCCGGGGCACCGGGAGGTCGTTCGGTGGCCGCGTATTGGGTAAGCCCGGCCCGCCGGTCGAACCCGGCAATGGCGGGTCGGGAAGCTCCGGCGGGATCTGGCTATTCAGCCGCGATTGGCCCGGCACGTACTCAAAGCCGGGGTCAATGCCTTTGGGTACCTCAACCACGCGCGGCCCGTTGGGGCTGCGCTGGCCGATGATGCGTTGTTCCATGACGATCGGCGGCGCGGTGTCTGGCCCGGTCTTGCCCATACGTTCAAGGTCGCGCTGGCTCAGGGCGCGCACGCTGCACTGGCAGCCCCAGGCGTTGATCGGGAAGTGGTACCGCCACCACGGGTCGCTCCAATGCAGGACCATGCCGTTCCAGGCTTCGTGCTCTTCTCGTGGGTGCTCTACCGCATCGCTGTGGATGTACTGCCAATAGGGGCGCTCCTCCCGCACTGCCATCAGCTGCTCATAGCGGCCGGCCATGTAGCTGCTGCGCAGGTTGGTCTCGTAGATCACTCGGCTGCGCCAGTTGCGGCCGCCGTTGTAGCTCCAGCCATGGCGCGCGACGATGGCGTCGAACTCGCGGCGGAACGCCTCAAGGCTGGTGCCGCCGGTGATGGCTTTCTCCACCGCCTGGCGAAAGTCGGCCACCAACTCGTCGCGGTTGGCACCGGCTACCACAAACGCGTAGTCGTGCTCGCGGGTGTAGATATCGGTCCAGGACTCGGTCGGCAGGTTGAGTTTGCGGCGCAGGAACTCGTTCTGCTCGCGGAACGGCAGGCTGACAGCACTAACGGCCACGGGCAGCCTCCTCGATGATATCCAGGCGGCCTTGCAGGGCCGCTGCAGCCAGCGCCTGCGCCATACCCTCGGCGTACTGCTCAATGCTCATGCCCGGCAGCAGGTTGGCCAGCCCATCGCGGATCTGCTCCAGGCTGTCTGCTCGCTCCACCAACTGGCGGATCTGCTCGATCCATGTCGCGGTCGCCGGCTGTAGCTGATCGTCCAGCCGGTCGGCTGCAGTGAGTGCGCCTTGTTGCGCGGTGGCCGCTGCGGTCTTTGTGGCCGGCTCCGCCACTGGCGCGGGGGCCTTCTGCGGCGGCTGCAGTACGTCCTCACCGCCCTCTGGCTCTGGAATGCCCAAGCGCTCCTGCGCCCACTGGCGCGGCACCTGAATGCCCAGCGCGGTCAGCTTGGGTAGTGCGTCGGCGTAGTACTTGAGGTCTTCCGGTTCCTGCAGGTCGAACTTGAAGCGCGGGCAGCGTTCCCAGGTGGTTACCAGGCCGTTGAGCAGCGCGATCGGGTAAATCAGGTCGCGGCTGAGTGTCTTGGCCACCTGCTTGGCGTCGGAGTCGCGCAGTTCCTTGCGCACCTCGTTGTGGACGTTGCCCAGGGCGTTGGTGCTGCTCGCGCCGTCGGCCTGGCTGGTCAGGGTGCCGCCGAGGATGGCTTTGCTCTGGGTTTTCTCGCACCACTCGATCATCAGCTTGAACGCGGCCGGATCGCCCTGGGCGGCGTTGAGGAACTCCAGCTCCATGCCATTGGGGATGATGCCGGCGGCGTTGTGGCCCAATGCAGCCAGCGCCCGCAGCAGGGTCAGCTTTTCCGCTTGGGTAGCGCCGCTGGGGTACTTGCCCACACGCATCGGGATGCCGTAGATCTCCAAAAACTCGGCCAGGTCGCCCAGGGAGTAGTTCTTGAACAAGTACGGCCACACCAGTACGCGGAACAGCGCGGAGCGCTCCAGGTACCCGCTTTTGGCGCGGTGCGCGTGGGTAATCCAGCCGAATGGCTGCAGGGCCTCGCCACCAGCCGAGCCGCGCAGGCGGATCTCCTGCCGCGTGCCCCGCGCGAGCTGGAACCAGCTTTGCGGGCGGTGATCGATGTGGCGCGGCAGCCACGTGCCGGCGGAGTGCTCCCACTCAATCTCCTGGCAGGCAAAGCCCTTGCCGATCGCGTCGGTGGTATCGAACAGCACCTCTTCAAAGTCATCCAGCCCCTGCAGCAGGCTGTACAGCTCGGCGGCGGCCTTCTTCTCGGCGGCGGTGGCGTTATCTGGCGGCACAATGTCCCACTCAAGCCCGGTGATGGCGCGGCGGCGCTTGGACATCTCCGACATGATGTGGCCGTCTTTTTCTTCCATGTCTTCGAACAGCTCGAACTGGGCAACCACGTCGCCTTGCTCTGCGCCGTCGAGGATGCCGGCCAGTTTGGACGGCGTCAGCCCACGGGACGGGTGGCCGCCTACTTCGTGGTGCAGGCTGGTCAGGTGTGCGGTCTGCGGCTCGCGCAGATCCTCGGTACGCAACGGCTGACCGTCTGGGCCGAGGATGCGTGAAGTGGTCACCATGCTGATTGCTCCGGCAGGTCGATATCGGTGTCGTCGGCGTCGAGGTTGTCGAAGCCGCGAGAGTGTTTGGGTACAGCGGTAAAGTCGATCTCGGTGCCGTCCATGAGGCTGGCGCGCACGGCCATCACCAGGCCGACCGCAAAGTCGCCGTGGCGCTTGCCTTTGCCGCTCTGGGATTCCAGATCCTTTTTGCGGCCCTTATCGATCACCGGCACGCCGGCTTCCACCTTGATCGATAACAGGTCGTCGAGGGTGTTCTGGTGGCGCGGCACCTCGATGTTCAGCGCCTCAAACTCGCCTTTCAGCTTGGGCAGAAACTCGTGGTACCAGGACTGCGACAGGTGCACCTGGTCAACAGCCTGGCTGCCGTACTTGAGGGCGGCTTGCTCGGCCAGGTAGCCGCCGTTGCCAGTGGCATCGAAGGCCAGACCGCCGCGTCGGGGCAGCCGATCGCAGATGAAGAACATCACCTGGCGCTGCTGCTCGTAGGTCACGTTGCGCAGCTCGACGGTAAAGGGCACGCGCTTGCGCAGGTCCGCCCGGATGGCCATGGGCACGAACACGGTCAGGTCGCCCCGGCGGGCAAAGTCCTCGCCGAACACATGGCGGTCGCGCGGGTTGAGCCGCGCCAGCTCTGGCAGCAGGTTCTCGGTACACCACTGCTCGATCTCGGCCTCGCGCATGGCCGGGGTCCATTCCTCGAAGCCTGCAGGTGCCTCGTAGCGGTAAATACGGATCGAGTGGTCCGCCACCATGGCCTGCTCGATGAGCACGCGCGACAGGTACGCGCCGCCGCTCTTCTTGGGTACACAGCCGTACTCTTCGTCGGCGCTCTCGGTATTGGGGGCGTTCTTGTACAGGCCGTCGCGCCACTTTTTCTCGGCTTCTGCTGACCAGGTCTGGCCGGTGACAAAACAGATCCGCTTGTACAGGCCCTCTGCGATCGCATCATCCAGGGTGATGCGGTGGACGCTGTAGTCCTTGCGGCCCTCGCGGGCGTCCTGGATGTAGCCGTTGAAGGCGTTGTCCACGCCGTTGTGGGTGCTGATCAGGCGCACCTTGTTGCCCCACATGGTCAGTGCCAGCGCCGCCTTCAGCAGCTCTTCCAGGGATTCATGGAAGGCCGCCTCGTCGATCACAACGTCACCCTGTAGGCCGCGCAGGTTGCTCGGGCGGCTGCTCAGCGCCTGGATCTTTCGTCCGGTCTTGGGGAACCGGATCATGTAGGTGAGGATTTCTTCCTTCTTGCCGTCATCCCAGAACGTCTGCTCGTAGACGTCGGCCTCGGCCAGCTCGTTGAAAGCACGGGCGAACAGCGCGCAGGCCGCGATGTATTCCAGCGCCATCTCTTGTTTGCTGCCCACGTAGAAAGTGTTGCAGCCGCCACGGCGCTTCGGCTTGGCAGCATTGACCACGTTGCGGCCGGCCTCCGCCCAGGTGAGACCGGTGCGGCGCGACTTCTCCGCGATCATGATCTGGCTCTCGTCCTCAAACCAGCGCTTCTGGTACCCGAGAAACACCGGCTCATTTGCCGCGACTGCCTCTGCAATGTCCTGCGGCACTTCAACGCCATGCAGGGCCATTTCCTCGGCAAGGTCGATCTTGCGCGGGGCGCTGAGGGCGGTCATCGGCTTGGCGGGTGGCAGGACCATCAGGCTTTACCCAGCAGAATGTTGCGGATGCGGCTTTCCAGCTGCTCGCTCATGCCATCGCTGCCGCGCATCTCTTCCAGGCGCTGCTCCTGCTCCTGGAGCAGTGCCTCGCGGGCTTCGCGCTCGATGGCCTTGCGCTCCTCGCGGCTGACCTTGCGGGCGGCGAGCACGTCTTTGGCGGCGCGGGCCAGCTTGCGCACATCATCCACGGTGGTCTCTTCGTCGATCTGCGCGCCCAAGGCTGCGTGGGTGGTCAGCGTGGTGATGGACTGCACCATCAACGCCCCGGCCTTGTCGTCCGGGTTCTCGCCCAGCTCTTCAACCAGCAGGCTGGCCATGGCCTGCTGCTCGCGCAGGCGCTTGCTCATCTCATCGAAAGAGACCTTGTAGCGGCCAACGGCTGAGCGGCTGGGCTTGTCGGATTGGGGGAACTGCTCGTGCAGGTCCTCGATCAGCTCATCGAGCGTCATACGGTTTTCGCGCAGACGGCGCTCAATGTGGGACCGGACGCCGGGGTCCAGCTTGTCGATGCTCGATTTACGGCCCATGGTCAGGCTCCCGGACGCTTCACGCCGTCAACGCGCGCGCGGCCCGCAGCGACGTCGGAGCCGCGCTCAGTCAGCTTGGCCAGCAGCACCGCTCCGTCGCTCACGTCATCGAGCACAACCAGCTGCTGCTCCTCCAGCCAACGCAGTTCGGACTTGACCTGGTCCCGGCTGGGTTCGTGCCCCCATTCCTGCAGCACGGCATGCAACACCGAGCTGTTGGCCCGGTAGGTGGGCATTTCCGCCAGGATGCGCAGGATCACCAGGCGGCGGTCTTCGCTGAGAAAGTTGGCGTATTTGCTCATTGAGCCCTCGCATTCAGTAGGTAGTCATTGATTCGGTCGACAGATCTGGCCAAAGGGGCCAGTTCCCGAGCCACCCCCGCAAGCTCTGCCTTGATGGCCTTCATGTCCCCAGCCAGCTCGGACATTTGGTGGCTGTCTGGCATGTGCAGCAATTGCTGCTCCAGCGTGAGGATTCGGGAGTCTTGGCTGTTGAGCCGCTCGGCCAACGCCTGGGCATCGGCCTTGGAACTGGATTTACGCGCGGCCGCGATCGAGAAAATGCCCACGGCGACGGTGAACACGAACTGGCCGGCACGGATGAGCAAATCGATATCCATTCAGCGCTTCTCCTGCAGGTAGTTCACAAGCTCGACCAATCGGCCCCCGCAGAGGCCATACAGGTCGTACATTTGCTTCAGCGTCAGCAATGCCGCGTCTGCGCTGTTGTCATTCATCGCCACTGGCGGCGGGCACGGCACCGCCAATGCCGCCGGCAGCGGCGGCGGCTGCACGATCACGGGCGGCGGCGGTGTGGCGCATGCTGTCATCATCAAAGCGGCAGTGAGCACGCTCAGCAGCAGTAAGGGCGAGCGCATCGCTAAGCTCCTGTGTGGATTTCTGATCCGCCTGCACGCGGGCGGTCGTGGATACCGTCAGCTGCTGGCTGACGTCGTGTGCTTTGCCGACCAGGTACTGGCTGGAGGTAATCAGCACCGTCAGTTCGTCGATGGTCTGTTGTTGGCATTCGGCCTGGCCTGCGGCAAGCCCTTTCTCATAACCGGCTTGCTCGGCTTGGTTTCTGAGGATTGGCTGCATGACCGCGAGTGCGGCCACCGCAGCGAAGAGAAACCACACAATGAAGTTCCTCACAGTCGATACCTCTCAGCGCACACACCCGGCCCCCAACCAGCAGCCACATACATCGGCTCCCAGCGAGTGAGAATGTTGCGCGGGTAGTGGCGGTTCTCGCGAAAGTTGGCAGCCGAGCGGCCTGCGTTGTACCGCTCGACAGAATTGAACCAGGTCAGCGGGTCGGCCCCGGAAGCCGACGCCAACCGGCGGTCGCGGTTGATCCACCCGAGGCCGCCGTTGTATGCGGCCAGCGCCATTGCCCACTTCTCGCAGGGGCTCGCGGCTTGGATGCGTTCGAGGTGCCACTGGTTGTAAGCCACCATGGCTCTGAGTGCCCAACCGGGGTTAAACGGCTGGGCCGGCCCCACGCGGCGCGGGTAAATCGCAGCCATCCACTCAGCGGTGGCCGGCATAAACTGCGCCAGCCCCTGCGCACCGGCATGGGACGTGACGCCGGGACGCCAGCCGCTTTCCTGATGAATCTGCGCAGCCAGGGTGGCGACCGGCGCATCAAGGCCGAAGCCATGCTGAGCAACACGCACCAGGTCACGCCGGTATTGCTCAGCGTCGCGGGGTACGTCGGCAGCAGCGGACTGACAGTTGGCAATGGCAAAGATGATCACCCAAACCAGCACTGTAAGCAGGCTGAACAGGCGGCAGTTGCTGCGGCGGTCGATACGGTCGCGGGCCTGCATGGTCACAGCCCCAGCGTCAGGCCGAGCACGCAGGCCATCACGATCAGCGCCCGGCGTAGGCAGGCGGCGGCAAAGGCGATGGTGTAGCGGTAAGCCTCTTGCGCGTCAGTACTGCCACCGCCGGGGCAGTTGCGATTCGGCAGGCATTCATGCGGGCGGGCATACGGGAACAGCGCGCGGTCAAGCCAGTAGGCCAGCACCACGCCCGAAGTAACCAGGACAAATTTGTAGGCGATCACCGGCATCTGCTCGGGCGCGGCAAGCGCCAGGGCAACAAGCAATAACACAGAAACCAGAATCCAAAGCGCAAGCCTTGGCAGGCGGGATCGGGGGTTACACGCGGGGGAACTGTACAT